TTAACTGGCAATAAGCCCATGCTTTCGCAGCATAATCAATATCGCTTCCACACAGGCGCGAAGTTCCGCGTCGATCGTCGCACCACTGCTTGGCACGGTGATCGCCGGCCCGCGCGCACCGACCACCTGCACGCCGTCCACCACCAGGCTGGTGGCGCGGACTTCGCCGGTCTGCCAGCCAATCCCGTCGCAGACCGCCGTCTCTCCGCTCGGCAGATGCCGCGCGCAGAGGCCCGCGCGCGCCGCGACGAACCGCCAGCCGCCCGCGGTCCAGCCGGCGATCGCCCCCGCCCGTCCGCTCCATGCGCCGGTCGGCGTCGCGCCGACGATCCAGCATTGCCCCGGCTGCGGCGCGGCGGGTGGCGCGTTGCGGCCGAGTTCCTCGACGGTCGCCTGCACCGCGATGTCGAGCAGCGCCAGCGCCTCGTTGTGCCACAATTCCTTTTGCGCCTGCCCCGCCGCCAGCAACGGCAGGCCGAGCCGTGCGCTATCCTCGTCAGTCATCGTCCGTCTCCCTCGATCAAGCTGGTGGTCGCCGCCGAGGCGGCGAGCGTGCCGAGCTGGCGCACCGCCACCGACATTGCGCCCGCGGGCAACAGCGCGGCGGGCACGGTCAGCGCCGGCGTGTCGCTCTCGACGATCCGCGCCGCCGCGCCCGTGCCGATCGTCACCCGATAGCGTTCGCTTTCCTCGCCGAGCGGGGCGTCGCCGTCATCGCGCCATCGCCAGCCGAGCCGGCTGCGCCGCACCCAGCGCACATCGAGCCCCTCGCGGTCGCGCACGGCGCGCAGCCGCACCGGCGCGGGCGGAGCCAGCGACCGGCCGCCGAGCGCGACCGTCACCGTCACCGGCTGCGGATCGCCCGCGCCGCTCGCCAGCAGGCGGATCGTGTCGCCGGGCTGCGCATGCGGCAGCGCGATCGTCGCGACGCAGCCGCGCTCGACCAGCGCGAACCGCGCGTCGGCGCCATGCGCCGCTGCCGCGCTCCCGCGCCGCCCACGCAGCAGCGTCGACAACCGCCAGCGCCGCGGCGCGATCTGCTCGGCGTCGCGGAACTGGAGCAGTTCCTCGTCCAGCAACGCGAGATTGCCGCCACGATCCAGCGCCGCATCGTCGATCGACAGCAGCGTCAGCGCGTCATGCGCGAGCTCCACCTCCAGCGTCGCGGCACGATCGACCAGCCAGGCGGTGCCCGCCGCGACCGGCGCCGCCAGCCGCCCGACCACCGCCGGCGCTGCGGTGCCGCCCGCCTCCTGCCATGTCGCGCCATCGTCGTCGCTGGTCAGCAGCGCCGCGCCGCGCCAGCCCGGCGCAGCGCCGTTCGCCAGCACCGCGAGCCGCATTGTCTCGCCGCGCGCCTCGTCGAGCGGCGGCAGTTCGGCGGCGACCAGCACCGTCGCCGCCGCCGCGCGATCGGGCGCGGCGCGCACCCGCCCGGCATCGGCCGGCAGCACGCCCGCCGCGCCGCCCAGCGCCGCCAGCGACAGCGTCACGCCCTGCCCGTCCACCTCGACGCGCGTCACCCGCCACGGCGCCGTTTCCCCCGGGCACCGCACCGCATCGCCCGGCGCGACCCCGATCATCGTCGCGTCCAGCGTCACTTGCCGCGTCACCCGCGCACGCTCGGCCCGCCTGAGCACCGCCTGCGCCAGCCCGCGCGCCTGCCCGGCGTCGAGCGCGGCGGGCAGCTCCTGCGCGTCCTCGCGCCACCCGCCGCCCGGACGCGTCGTCTGCTGCACCCCGATCTGATAATCGCGCGCCGGATCGTAGCAGGCGAGACGCACCCGCTGCGGCACCGTTTCGATCGGCTGGCGCCGCTCGGCGATCGCCGCATCGTCCGCGATCGCGACCGGCGCACCCGGGGCATCCGCCAGCCGCACCGCGCCGCCCGCCGGCACCCACCAGCCGCCCGCGATCGTCGCCAGCAGCTCCAGCGCGCCCGCGACGCTCTCCGCCCCGGTCGCATAGCCGGGGAGCGTCGCGTCCGGTCCCGCGCCCGTCACCGCTGCGCCGCCCAGCGCCGCCGCCACCGCCCCGACCGTCGGCGCGGCGGCGTCGCCGATCACCTCGAAGCTCAGCGACGGCAGCCGGTTGCCGAACGCCTCCAGCGACAGGTGCTCGAACACCGCATAGGCGGTCCCGCGATACGCCGGCGCCTGCGGCTCCAGCGCGGCGATCAACGGATCGGCGGTCTGCGCCTCGTCGCCATGGTAGAGCCGCATCGTCACCGGCAGCTTCCAGTCGCCCGCCGCGCCGCGCAACAACTGCCCGTCCGCCCAGACACGCCCGATCCCGACGATCGGCCGCGCCGACAGCGCCACCGCGAACGAGGCGGCGTAGCGGAAGCCCTCCACCCCCGGCCGCCCCTTGCCGCCCCGCGTCACGCTGCGGGTCTCGGCCAGCTCGGTCGCCCAGATCACGCAGCCGGCGACGCGCATCGTCCCGAACACGCGCGGCAGCGGCGTGCCATAGGACGAGCCCTGCACCTTCAGGTCGCTCAGCCGCGCCCCCGCGCGGCGGCGCGACGGCGCGAGGACGCGCCGGTCGATCGCCTGTCCCAGCACGCCTCCGACCGCTCCGCCGACCGGCCCGCCCATCGCGCTGCCGAGCGCCGTCAGCACCAATGTCGCCATCTCACCCTCCCTGCGGCGTCCAGCGCCACGCTCCTTCGATCGGCCACGGCACCGCGCCCGGCCGCGCCACCACGCGCCGCGCCTGCGCATCGGCATGGATGATCCCGTCCACGGCGCGCACCGCCAGGTGGAGCTGCATCGCCGCCACCCGGCACAGCAGCACGTCGCCCGGCCAGGCGCCGTCACACGGCCGCAGCGCCGCCGGCACCGCGCCCGGCGGCACCCGCCCGCGCGCGACCGCATAGTCGCGCGGCAAGGTCACCGCCGCACCGGCGCGGCACAGCGCCACCGCGACCACGCCGACGCAATCCAGCCCAAGCGCCGGGTCACGCCCCTGCGCGCGGAACCGCACCCCGACCAACGTCCGCGCGGCGGCGAGCACCCGCTCGCCCGCGGTCATGCGCCGGGCAGGCGGGTCAGCAGGTCGACCCCCGGCAGATACGGCTCGCCGCGGAAGTTCGCGACATTGCCGAACCGCGTCGCGCAGGTCGCCAGCCGCCGGTCGCAGCCCTCGACGACCTCGACCAACGTTCCCGCCGCCACCGCGAACACCGGCGCGTCGCGCAACGTCAGCACCACCCCTGCCGAGCGTTCGATCGCGCTGCTCAACCCGGCGTTCGCGCCCCCGAACCAGCGCAGCACGCCCTCGCCATAGCCGTTGGCGACCGGCTCGGCGGCATCGAGCGTCACCGCCGCGCCCGACGAGGCCACGACGCGCGCGAACCGCCGCCGCGCCGCCATCGCCACCCGGCACCGCGTGTCCCCCAGCGTTGCGCGGCATGCGGGCGCGGTCACCTCGCTCGCCGGCCGTTCCAGTTGCGCCTGCACCCCGCGCAGCTCGGCGGTGAAACCCTGCTCGCGCAGCTCGACCTCGCCGATCCGTCCCTCGCCCAGCGGCACCGCCGCCGCCGCGGGATCGCTCCAGTCGACCGCGACGATCACCACCCGCGCGCCGTCCCAGCGTCCGGCCAGCAGATCGTCGCGCCGGAACGCGCCGCTGCCCAGCGCGCCGGTCACCGCCATCGTATCGGCGTCCAGCCCCTCGCCGCGCACGATCGCCGACGGCACCATCCCCGGCGCGGCGCGGTAGGTCACGCCGCCCACCACCAGATCGCGGTCGTGATCGGTCAGCGCCAGCATCACCCCGTCGCGCCGCTCGACGCGCCAGCACAGGGCCTGCGTCACCAGTTGATCGCTCATGCCTCGCGCACCTCGACCAGCGGCACCGAGGGCGCCGCGCCCGCCAGATAGGTCGCGCGCGTCACGCTGAGGTGATCCTCGGCGAACCGCACCGGCACGTCGAAGTCGAACGACGCCGCGACCACCACCCCCGGCGCCGGGGCCGCCTCGAGCGTCACGATCCCGCCCGGTGAGAGCGTGAACGCCGCGGTCGCCACCCCGCCGACCGTCACGCTGACGCTCCCCGCCACCGGCCGCGTGATCCGCCGCGTCGCCGCATCGTAGCGCCGTACCAGGGCGAAGCGCCGCGTCACGCCGTCGCCGGTTCCGATCGTCTCGCCGCGCGCGCGCCAGTCGAACGGATCGCGCAGCCGGAACCCGCGCGCCGCGCCAAGCCGCGCGCGATAGAAGGCGAGCAGCGTCGCGACATCCGCCTCGCTGCGGACACCCGGCCCGACATCATAGCGGGTGCGCGCCTCCGCCCAGCCGGCGCGCCGCGTCTCGCGTCCGCCGGCGCTGGTCGTCACGCCGGTCGAAAAGGTCGGCGTCACCTCCGCCTCGCGCCCCAGCGCGAGCGGGAACATCACGTCGTCGAACGCCTCCACCGCCTCCTCCTCCTGCCAATAGACCAGCCCGTCGCGCAGCACCTGCGGCAGCGCCCACAGATAGACGCGCGCCACCCCGCGCACCTGCGCCGTCCCCGCCGCCGCGAGGATCACGCGCCATTGCCCGCGATCCGCGCCGCGCAGCACGAACCCGGCGAGATAGTCCTGCCGGGCCACCGGATAGCCGAGCCGCTGCGTCGCCTCCGCCGCACCGCGCGCGCTCGCGGCGGTGTCGCCGCCGGTCACCCAGTCGTAATCCTCCAGTTGCAGGACATCGAACGCCGGTGCGGCCCAGCCGGTCGGCAGGTTCATCCGCCGCACCTCGGGCGCGGCTGCGTCGAGCACGGTCGGGAGATAGGCGAGCAGATAGGTGACGCACCCCGGCGCGGCTTCCTTCACCGCCGCCGCCAGCGCCGCGGTCGAAGCGGCCAGCACCGCCCCCGCACGGTCCAGCGTCGCGCGCTGCGCCGCGTCGAGCGCCCCGCGCACATCCGCGATCGCCACCGGGGCGAACGCCGTCCTGGCGCTGTCGTCGTACAGGCACGGCCGCCCGTCCGGCAGCACCCACCACCACGGCTCGCCGATCTGGAAGCGCGGCGCGAGCCCCGCCGCCGCCCCGATCGCCACGAACGCCAGCGCGACCGCGCGCAGATACGCCATCGCCGCTGCATTGGCGGGGGAGAGCAAGGTCGATGGCGGCACCCAGCCGGTCAGCGCCGGGGAACCGTCCGCGGCGCGCTGCTTCCACGCCGCGGGGCAATGCGCCTCGAACAGTTCGTAGGACAGCGACCAGATCAGGTCATAGCCGAGGTTCTTCGCGCGCTGTGCGAGATCGCGGTGCCATGCCGCGCATGCGACGTTCAGCGCGCCCTCCACCACGCCGCCCTGCAGGCGGAAATAATGGCTCATCCCGACATAATGGACCACCGCGCCGCGATAGCCGAGCTGCAGCATGTTGCGCAGCAATCGCGCCGGGGTCAGGTGGTAGCTGTCGTCATAGCCGCTCGCGATCCCCAGATCATGCTCGGGCAGGACGACATCGCCGATCGCGACGACCGCGCCCGCGCCGTCGCAGGTGATCTCGCTCAGCTCCGCCCAAGCCTCGACCGGCTGCGACAATGCCCCGCCCGCGGCATCATGGCCAGGCGCGACCAGCGACACGAACATCCGGTCGACATCGCCCGCCCACACCGGATCGCGCTCGCCCGGCAGCAGGAACCCGCCGTCGAGCGCCGCGAAGTCGATCGCGATCTGCGCATCCTCGGGCGTGCCGCGCGCGTAATTCCACAGCCGCACATACCAGGCGCGTGGCGTGCCGTCCGCGTCGCGCCCCTCGATCGTCAGCACCGGACCGTTGACCGCATCCAGCGCCAGCACGCCCGCCGACCGCCAGCGGAACGACAGCCGGCACGCACGATAATCGCGTGCGGTATCGTAGCGCAGCAGCGGATGGTCGTGCCGGTCCGCGCTCTCCCAGATCAGCCCGGCCAGATCGTCGCGATTGTAGAAGACCGCGTCGACGCGCAGCGCATCCGCCGCCGCCGTCGTCACCGCCGCCATCATCGGCCGCGGGAAATCGACGGTCCAATAGAGCGGATCGAAGCGCGTCATCACGCCGGTCGCTTGTCCGGCACGCGTATCGGCGAGCCAATGGGCCATCACTCCGCCTCCATCAGCGCGGCGCGAACCGCGCGCGCGACCTGCCGGCCCGACCGCGCCAGCGCCTCCGGCGCAGCGCTGCCGCCGGCGTTGATCGTGATCGCCACCCGTATGTCGCGCGCGCCGCCGCCGCCCGGCACCGCCACCTGCCCGCTGGTCGTTGGCACGAAGACCTCGGGCCCGCGCTCGCCGACCAGATAGGCACGCCCCGGGCTCACCGGCCCGCCGGTCGCACGGCCGGGCAGCCCGAGCAGCCCCCCGAGCACGCGCACCAGCCCGCCCCCGCTCCCGCCTCCGCCCAGCACGCTCGCAAGCCCGTCCTTGAGCGCCGCCATCGCGATCTCGCCCAGCGCATGGAGCGCCACCGCCTTCAGATCGTCGAACCCCGTTTTGCCGGTGCGCACCGCCCGCCCCAGCGCGGCCTCGACCGACCGCGCAGCGCGCTCGGCGCCGGCACCCAGCCCAGCCTCCAGCGTCGCGCGCATCGCCGCCACGTCGCGCGCGAACCCGGCGGTGTCGGCGCGCACGCCGACCACCAGCCGCTCGATCTCGTCATCCATCCGGAAAAGCCTCCTGCATCGCCGCGATCGTCGCGGCATCGGGGGGCGTCGCCGCCTCGGGCGTGCACGCACGCACCAGCGCCGCCAGTTCCGCGGGCGTCGCACGCCAGAAGTGGTCGGGCCGCCACCCGAATACCGCCCCCGCCAGCCCGGCCAGCCGCCCCGCCGCTTCGGCGAAACTACGGACCCCCGCCCCGGCGAAGGTCGTCATCGCCCCGCCAGGATCTGCGTCAGCAGCACTTTCAGCGCCGGCGTGGCCGCGCTCATGCCCGCCGCGACCACCGCCTCGCCCAGCGCCTCGCGCGTCAAGGCTGGGGGCGCGTCGTGCCGGCAATGCCAGAACAATCCCACCAGCTCCTCCAGCGCCAGCAGCCCGCTCGCCGCGCGCTCGACCAACGCGAACAGCGGCCCCAGTTCCTGCTCGGCCGCCACCAGCGCCGCGAAGGTCGGGCGCAGCACCAGCATCTCGCCCGCGACGCGCAACGCCGCCTCGCCCCGTACCGGGTTCATGCGCTCACCACCGCGCCGGAGCTTTCCAGCGCGAGCGTATAGCTGCGCTCGCCATTGTAATCCCCGGCATAGTCGAGCCGCGTGACCAGGAATCGCCCGGTCATCGTCTCGCCGCTCTCGAAGGTCAGCCGGTAATCGTCGAGCGTCCCCGCCAGCGCGCTCGCCCTGACGCGCTGCTCCGCCGCCGATCCGGTGAACACTCCCGCCGCCGCGACGCTCACCGACCGCACCCCGGCGCCCGACAGCAGGTCGCGCCACCCGCCCGAATCCTTGCTGGTGATCGCCACCGCCTCGCCGTTGACGCTCAACTGCGTCGTGCGCAGCCCCGCCACCGTCCGGTACGTCACCGGGGTCGCGCCATCGCCGACCTTCAGCAGGAACGCACTGCCTTTCTCCGCCGCCATCTCAATCCTCCGCCATGATCCGCACCCGCACGTCGACCAGCGCCGACCAGCGTTCCGCGCTCTCGCTCAGCAGCGCGTTGCGCACCGGCACCGCCGTCACCACGCGCCATCCCGGAAGGCCCGGCAGCGACAGCAGCGCCGCTTCCGCGTCCGCCGCCAGCGCCGCCGCGCGCGCGCCGCTCTCGCCCGCGTCGCGCACCGCCACGCCGATGCGCAGCTCGCGCCCGGCGCGGTCCTTCGTTCCCCAGTCGCTCTCGCTCCATTCGCGCAAGGTCAGGAACGGCACCGTCCCTTTCTCCGCCGCGCTCTCGAACACCCGCGTCACCGCCACCCGGTCGCGCAGCCGCGCCAGCACCGCCGCGCGCATCACTGCCGCCACCATGCGAGCGACGGGTCCTCGACCCAGCGCCGCTTCAGCCCGCGCGCGCCGACCTCGACGCCATCGTCCCGCGCGACGACCTCCGCGTCGGGCAACACGTCGCGCAGCCGCACCACCACCCGCGCGCGCAACCGCTCCACCGCGCGCTTCATGCGTGCACCGGCTGCGCGAGCGCGACGCTGCGGAACGGCCGCCACAAGGCGCTGACCGCCGCCGGCACCGGCGCGCTCCCCGCCCGATCGCTGAACAGATGCGCCGCCAGCATCGCCACCCCCTGCCGCAGCGGCGCGGGCAACCCCGCCCAGCCGCTCGCCAGCCCCGCGGTGAAGCTGACGCGCAACGGTCCCTCGCCCTTCACCCAGCCGACGCCCTGCGCATCGATATCGATCGCCACGCCATCCGCGACGATCGCGCGCACCGGCGCGGCGGGCAGCGCCTGCCAGCCCTGCGCCGCACCAAGCTCCGCGACCAGCTCGCGCACGATCAGCACGCGCCCGGTGAATTGCTCGGCCAGCCCCAGCGCCGCCTCGACGAACGCCAGCGCCAGCGCATCGTCGTCGATCGTCGCCGCCCGCAGCTCCGCGCGCACCGCCGCCAGCGCAAGCGCACGATCCCCCGCGCCCAGCGTCACCACGCCGGGCGCTCCCGCCACCAATGTCATATTGAACTCCCGTCACCCCGGCGCCGGCCGGGGTCCACCTCACCACGCCCAGCCCCCTCCGTCATCCCGGACTTGATCCGGGATCCCGCTTCTTCCCTCGGCCAAAAGAGCGGGGCCCCGGATCAAGTCCGGGGCGACGAAAGGGAGAAGTGCGACCCGTCGCGGAAGCGCAGGCTCAGCTTGCGGCGAACCGCAGCAGCTTGATCGCTTCGCTGTTCGACACGCACCCGCCGACGCGCTTGGTCGCGTAGAAGGTCACGAACGGCTTGTTGCTGTAGGGATCGCGCAGCACGCTGGTCTCGCTGCGCTCCGCGATCAGATAGCCGAGCCTGAAGTTCCCGAACGCCACCGCATGTGCCCCCGCCGCGATGTCGGGCATGTCCTCGGCCTCGACCACCGGATAGCCGAGCAGGCTCGCCGGCTGCCCCGCCGCCATCCCGGGCTGCCACAGGAACTGCCCGTCGCTGGTCTTGAACTTGCGGATGCGCGCCGCGGTCGCTGCGTTCATCACGAACGTCGCACCCTGCCGGTACGGCGCGCGCAGCGCCTGCACCAGATCGATCAGCCGCTCCGCCCCGTTCGCGCCGAAGTCGCCCGCCGTCCCGGTCGGCACATATTGCAGCGTCCCGAACGCGCGGGTCGCGTCCCCCGCCGCCGCGGTCGGCGCCTGGAGGAAGCCCCGCGGGCGATTGACGCCATTGCCGCCGACGAACGCCGCGCCCTCCGCCTTGGCGAACTCCGCGGCGATCTCCCCGGCCAGCCAGCCCTCGACATCGAACAGCGCATCGTCCAGCATCGCCTGGCTCGCCGACGGATTGGCGTACAGCTCGCCCATCGGCGGCGCGATCTCGGTGAACACCGGCGTCGCGGTCACCGGTCGCGCATCGGTCTCCGCCGCCCAGCCCGACGGCGTCCCGCCGGTCGTCACCAGCTTGCGATACCCCGCCGAGCCGACCTGCACGACGTTCGCGATGCTGCGGATCGGGCTGGCGCTCTTGAGCACCGCGTCGATCTGCGCATCGATCTCCCTGGGGATTGCATAGCCGCCCTGATCGCCGGTCGTGCCGGTGAACGCCTTCTGCTCGACCACGATCCCCGACCGCACGAAGCCGTCGAACGCCGCGCCGCCGCCCATGCGCGCGCCATCCAGCACCGGGCGCGCCACCACCGTATCGCTCATGCTCTTCTCCATGAAAGAGGCCCCCCGCGGACCCCGCAAAACTCAAAGGTCGATGATCGTCTCGACCCGTGCGGCGGGCTGCATCGCCACCGCCACCAGGCTCACCTCGACCAGCTCGGCGCGCAGGATCGTGCGCCACACGCCCTGCCGCACCACCCGCGCGCGATACCCGACCGACAGCCCCGGCAACGCCCGCGCCCGCACCAGCCGCGCCACCGCGTCGTCCGCGACCTCCGCCTCGACGCGCAGCCCGCGCGCATCCTCATCGATCGCCAGCACCGTGCCGACCGGCGCGCCGCGATGCTGCATCAGCAGCGGCACCGGCGCGGCGTCCGCGAACGCGCCGCGTCGGATCACGTCACCCGCGCGGTCGACGGCGTCGAACACCGCCGCATAGCCCGCGATCCTCACTTGAGCGCCCCCGGCTTGAGCAGCCCGTCCAGCCCCAGCCGCACCGCGAGCCCGGCGAGCAGCAGCGCCAGCACCACCCGCGCCACCCACGCCGCCAGCGCGCGCCACGCCGAGCGTTTCGCATCGCGCCACGCCCGCAACAGCTCGCGCAGCTCGGCGACATCCCCCGCCGCGCCTTCGTCGGCCAGCCCGAGCCGCTTGAGCGCGCGCATCGCGCCCAGCTCGCCCGCCTCTTCCACGATCGCGCGCAAGGTCGCGATCTCCGCGCCCTCGTCGCAGCCCTGCGCGAGCAATTGCGCCAGCACGCGCCCGGTCGCCGCGCTCATGACCAGTCCACCATCTGCCGCTTCTCGTCGGCCGACAGGAAGTCGGCCGCCGCGATCATCCGCCACAATTGCGCGCGATCCTCGACCAGCGCCGGCACGCGATCGAGATCGACCTGCAATCGCGCCTCGGGGAAGTCCGCCGCCAGTCCGTCGCGCAGCCCCGACAGGATCGCGCCGGCCAGCGGCAGCACCGTCAACCGCCACAAGGCGCGGTTCGCTTCCTTGTAATTCGCATGCGTGCTGTCGCCCGGCAGCCCGAGCAGCATCGGCGGCACCCCGAACGCGAGCGCGATCTCGCGCGCCGCCGCCGCCTTGGTGGCGGCGAAGTCCATGTCGGCAGGCGTCAGGCTCATCGCCTGCCATTTCAGCCCGCCTTCCAGCAGCATCGGCCGCCCGGCATTGGCCGCGCCCGCAAAGCCCTGTTCCATCTCCTCGCGCAGCCGCCGGAACTGGTCGGGCGTCAGCACCGAGCCGTCGCCGGCATCATAGACCAGCGCGCCGGACGGCCGCGCGGCATTGTCGAGCAGCGCCTTGCTCCACGCGCTGGCGGCATTGTGGATCGCGATCGCCGCCGACGCCGCCCCCAGACACCCCAGCCCATAATGATCGTCGACCGGATTGAAGCGTCGGATATGGATCACACTGGCCGGATCGAGCCGCGTCGTCCGCACGCCGACCCGGTACAGATACGCCCCCGGCCAGCCATCCGCGCCCAGCTCGACGCTCACCCGCTCGGGGCGCAGCGCGAACAGCTCCACCACCTGCCCGTCGCCGTCGCGCAGCACCTGCACGAAGGCATTGCCATGCAGCAGCACCTGCGCCGCCACCGCCTCCAGCACCCCGCGCCCGCCCGCCAGCGCGCGCAACCGCGCATCGTCGGCATCCAGCGGCGCGCCCTCCACGCCCTCGGCCACCAGCTTCACCGCGCGCTGCGCGATCGCATTGGCGCAATAACCGGCGCGCACCTGCGCCTCATACCCCTGCGGCCATTCCCCGAGCGGCCGCGCCACCCCGCCGACACGCCCCAACGCCGGACGCGCCAGCGCGCGCCCGGACTTCCATCCGAACCAAGCCATGTGAATCCTCCGAGAAGATGATCTCAAGAATGCCGTTCGTGCCGAGGAGACATCGAGCGAAGTCGAGATGATCGGGTGGATATGCCCCAGTCATGTTCAGAATCGTCCGGGGGACGATCCGACCCGATCATCGTCTCGAAGCACCTTGTGGAGCGCCATCGTCGCCCGCCACTCCGCCGTCATTGCGAGCGTAGCGCGGCAATCCAGGGCGTCCTGATCCGACTCTGGATTGCCGCGCTACGCTCGCAATGACGAAAGGACGTGCGCGCCAGCTAAACCGCCCTCACCCGCACCTCGCCCTGCTTGTCCAGCATCAGCGCGGTCAGTGCCCAGACGCACGCATCCGCCCGATCCGGCGAGCGCCCCGGCCCCTCATACCCGCCGCCCGCGACCAGCCCGGCCAGCTCGTCCTCCAGCGCCGGGAACGCCCGCGCATGCCACACCCGCCCGCGCTCGTAGAGCGCCGCCACCGGCTCGGCGCGCGCCGCCTTGCCGCGCGTCGCATGGACCAGCCGGATCGGCAGCGACGCCTGCGCCGCACGCAGCACCTGCTCGACCATCGCCCCGCCCTGATTCGCCTCCGCGACCACACGCTCCGCCGACACCCGCGCCGCACACGCCGCGACCGCACTGGCCCAGCGCTCGGGGCTCGCGCCCGTCACGCTCGCGTCCTCCAGCACATAGCCGTGCCCGTCACGCCCCAGCCCCGCCGCGACGATCCCGCACGCATCGCCGCCGACCCCGGCCGGCGGATCGACCCCGACCACCACCCGCGCCAGCTCGGGCACCGCGCGCACGCGCTGCCGCTCGAGCAGCGCGCGCGGCCACAGCGCCCCCGCCACCTCCTCGATCAGTTCGCCGTCCAGCTCCTGCCGCCCCAGCCGCGTCCCGCCATAGCTCGCCTCCATCGCCGCGACGAAGGCGTCGGGCAGGTGGACGTTGTCGCGCGTGCTCCCGCGCGTCACCACCGTCCCGGCTGCGGCGCGCACCCGCCGCATCAACGCGGTCGGTCGCGGCGTCGTCGTCACCAGCACGCGCGGCAGTTCGCCCAGCCGCAACCCCATCGTCAGATTGTCCCACGCCGAGGCATGGCTCCATTTCGCCAGTTCGTCGGCCCAGGCGAAATGATGTTCCGGCCCGCGCAACTTCTCCGGCGCCGCCGCAGAGTAAAGCGTCGCGACCGCACCATTGCCGAACCGCACCTCCCCGCTCGACGGTCGCCACACCACCGCGTCGTCGTCGCGCGCCACCGCAACCACCCCGCTCGGCCCGGCGACCATCACCTTGCGCGCATCCTCGATCGTCGCGCCGACCAGCGCGATCCGCGCGCCGGGCACCGCGCGCGCCATCGCACCGACCCATTGCGCCCCGGCCCGCGTCTTGCCGAACCCGCGCCCGGCCTGCATCACCCATACGCGCCAGTCGCCCGGCGGCGGCAACTGGCCGTCATGCGCCCACAACGGCCAGTTCTGCGCCAGCTCCATCTTCACCTCGGCGCTCAGCGACGACAGCACCGCGCTCCGCTCCGCCGCATCGAGCGCCGCCAGCTTCCGTATGCCGCCGATCCCGCCATACGGGTCCGCGCCGCTCATTCTGCGGCCTTCGGGCGCGATCGCTTCGACATCGCCTCCAGCCGCCGCAGCAACTCGCGCTCCGCCTTCGCGCCCGCGCTGTTGCGATCGGCGACCTTTCGCGGCGTCGTCGCCACGTCGATCACCGCTGGCGGTCGCCGCCCCAGCAGCAGCAACGCGGCCGACACGTCCAGCTTCGTGTCGGTATCGCCCAGCACCTGCCGCACCAGCGCGGCCTCCATCCGTTCATAGGCATCGTCCAGCGCCAGCCGCCACTGCGCACCGAAGCTCGTGCTGCGACGACGCAGCGCATAGGCCGACCGCGCCGTTTTCCCCGCCGCGGCCGCCGCTTTCGCGACATCGCCGCTGATCGCGAAATGATCGAAGAAGGTCAGCCGATCCTCACGCGACCACCGCTGCGACCTCTTGGCCGCACCTTCGACGTCGCCACCCGCTGGCGACCCGCCACCGCTTACCGCCACCTCACCCATCTGCGCCCTCCCGCCCGCCGTCACCCGCGCCGAAACGCAATCGGGCCGGCGCGACCGGGGCCGCAGCCCCGAGCCGCCCGGCCCGTTTAGACACCATCTCGATGTTCTCTTTTTGTACTCGAAGAGCGTCACGCTGTCAAGCGGAAGACGCGCCCCGGCACGATAACCGGGCCGGGGCTCGCATTCTTGCGCGATCTCAGGCCATGACGCGCACCGTCGCACGCGAACGGCGGCGCAACGCCGCGCCTGCCACGCCGAAACCCGCCACCATCATCGCCCATGTCGCCGGTTCGGGCACCGCGCCGGCGGCATTCACCGTCAGATTGTCGATGCTCATGTGACTGCCGGTGTTCACCAGCCGCAGACGTGAGATATTGGTCAGTGAAAAAGTTCGCGCGCCGGTGGTCGCGCCGGAAAAGCTGGCACTCCCGACGATCTGATCCGCAGCATCATAGGCTGTGAACGTCCCCAGCGCGCTATCGGAGGCAAAGCTGACGTCCAGGCTGGCGAGCGTGAAGAGCCCACCGGCAAAGGTGAAATCATACGTGCTGTTTTGATAACCGTCCGGGTCAAGGTGCAATTGGCCGCCGTCCGGATATCCCCAGAAATCGCCGTCGATGCTGGTCGCGGTAATCCCATCCTCGGTGTAGGTCGCTTGGGTCACTTTGCCGTTGACGCCGCTGAACGTCATCGTTGCCGCGGTGGCCGGCGCGGCCAGTATCATGCTGCATAGCGCAGCCGTCGCGATCGTCTTCAT